CGTCAGCATTTGTGATTGTGGCGGTAAATACATATTCGGTAATTTCATAATCGGTTACTGTGTGAGTTCCGTTGAATGGCGAACCGCATCCAGTAATGATGACGGATTGGCCTTCGGTAAATTCGTGAATATTTGCGGTTTCAAAATAAGCAACGTTATTTTCTAATTTGACTTTGTTGATTTTGCTTTGAAAAGTGACAAGCATTGGGAGAATCAAGTTCTCCGAAGTGTCGATAATGTCATTGAGATAAGCGTCGTTATAAAGGGATGACGAGACGCCAAGAATGGTTCTAAGCTCTGTGGCCGTGACTATTGTTGGCATCTCGCCTTCCTTTCGTTCTAAGAGGTCTAAGCCAGCTCGGGAGCGGACTGGCTCAGACTATTGGGATTTACTACGCAACCATCCACTTGTAAGCGCCCTTAGCAGCCTTTGTCGCGATTGCGCCATAGCCGTAATAAGCAACTTCAATTTGTCCATTGAGAGCGACATTGGTCTGAAGGCGAGTGCGTGGTGATTCGTACCAAGTGAAAGACTCGCGATCAACGACGATGATTGTTCCATCGCCTGTTCCTGGGCCTACGTTGCTTGCGACATATAGAGGAAGACCATTTACAGTTCCGCCATTGTTGCCAAGTACGAGTGAGCCTGAAGCATTGGATGGATTGATTGTGGAGAGGTATAGAGGGACTCCGGAGTTGTTGAGACCCATAATTGCGCCCCATTGGTCAGGAGAAGCCACTACGCCAGTTGGGAAGCGAAGTGTGTTCTTGTAAATATCGACAGCAGCATCCGAGAGGAAATCAAGGAAGTTTCCTGCGGTCATTGTGCGGTTTCCGCCATCTGTTGCCGCTGAAATAAGTGTTGCCGCAACTGCGTCATCTGTCTTCTTTGCGTAAGCAAATTCCATTTGACGAACGAGTTCTTCGAAAAACGCAGGTGAAGAACGATCAAGTAGTTCGACAGAGAATGTCTGTCCGCCAGCGTACTTCTTTACGGATACAGAGATGAACTCTGTTTCCATTCCGGTCTCAACGATTGGATCTGCTTCTGGTTCTTCGGCAACTGTTGGAGCTACCTTGAGACGAGGAATTTCGAAGGTCATACCAGCATCAGGAAGAACTCCGGTGCTGATGGACGCGATTGTTGGACGATCTCCATTTGAGAGGTTATTTACGACTTCAGTCAATTGGCGGGTTGGTACGAGGCCAACGTTGTTGCTTGTGGTGTCGTCTGCTGCGCGAACATAAGCGCGAGCATCGTCATCACCGAGAGCGGCGCGAACGCTGTTCTCGAGATATTTCGCCTTTGTGAACTCAAGGCGAGGAGCGGTGAAGAATGCTGGACGAGGCGCAGCAGCTTCAACCTTGGCAGCTTCTACCGTTTCTTCGGCAGGAGCTGGAACGGTAGTGTCTGACACTTGTTCTCCTTCGGTTGGGTTGTCTGCTTCAGCGGTTGCCGGAGCAGAATCTTCTTTAGGTGCTTCATTCTCTGAAGCGGCCGCAATCGATGAGACAGGAATGACAAATGAGTTCCTCTCTGTCTCTGTAAAGAAGTACGCTGGAGGTCAAACCTTCTCCGTAGAACTTCTCGATCGTTCCTCACCTGCGTTCTTTGATGAACTCGTTCGTCAAATGGAGTACGCATACGCAAAGGCGACAGACGTCGCAGTTGTCACCGGCTTGATTGCTGGCGGAACAGACGGCGGAAACCGCACACTTGATGCGGCTGGCCTACTTGATTTCGTTTCCGATGCTGGCGTTTCAATCTACGCTAATACTCTCGGATTCGCGCAGAACATCATCGCATCACCTCAGCAATGGGGCGCGATTCAGAATCTCGCTGATGGCGGACGTCCTATTTACCAGAATCTCATCGGTAATATGAATCAGGGCGGAAACCTCGGCGCAGGTTCCGCAACTGGCAATCTTCTCGGCTTGAACTTCCGCGTTGATCGCAACCTCACCACAGGCTCAGGCGTTGGTGATAACACCATCATCGTCATCAACCCAGATGCTTACACTTGGTATGAGTCCTCACGATTCCGCCTACAAACAAACGTTGCCCTCAATGGTCAAATCGAAGTGGCTTACTACGGCTATGGCGCATTGGCTACAAAGGTCGGCGCAGGTGCTTATCGCTGGATGGTTCTCTAAGAAACTCAATAGTCTGAGCCAGTCCGCTCCCGAGCTGGCTTAGACCCTCTAGATCGAAAGGAAACGAGATGCCCTCAATAGTTACGGCTTCAGAGCTACGCACCATTTTGGGCGTCTCGTCTTCCCTATATTCAGATGCTTATCTGACCGACATTGTGGACGCTAGCGAGAATCTCGTCCTTCCAATGCTGGTCACATTCCAGAGCAGAATCAACAAAGTCAGATTAGAAAATAACGTCGCATACTTCGAGACTGCGACAATTCACGAGTTCACAGTTGGCCAATCTGTGATTATTACCGGATGCGGCTCACCATTCAACGGAACTCACACAATTACAGATAACGAGATTTCAGATTATGTCTTCACAGTTGCCATCACCAATGCTGACGTATTGGAAAAGAATATCGTCCCAGCCGGAAACGCTGCGCTCTCTGGCGCATCTACCTACGTCGGAAATCCCAATGCTGAAGCTGCGATTTTGGCTATCTCTGTCGAAATCTTCCAAGCCCGAACAGCCGCAGGCGGATCAATCGAAGGAATCGATTTCGCAGTAACCCCTTATCGCCTATCTAAAAATCTTCTCGCAAAAGTAACTGGTCTTCTTGGCCCATACCTCGACACAGATGCGATGGTTGGCTGATGCCCAGCACTATTCTTTCTTCTATCCGGACACCGCTGGCCACCGCACTCGGGTCGGTATCTGCGAACGTTTATTCATACGTTCCAGAAGCGGTTCAAGTGCCAGCGGTTATTCTTGTCCCAGATTCGCCCTACCTAGAACTCAATACAATCAATGACTCAACAATTCACGCGAAGATCAATATGACAGTCACTTGCGGAGTTGCTTATCTTTCCAACCCAGCATCACTCGATAATCTCGAGCAACTGGTTCTTTCAGTTTTGGCAGTTATACCGGACGGCTACACAGTCGGCCCAGTAGAACGGCCTTCGGTTACGCAAGTGGGTGCGGTCAATTTATTGGTCGCAGATATTCGCGTTTCCACCTATTACACACAGACTAACTAAGGAGAAAAAGTGGCAACAGTAGTCATTACTGGTCGCGACGTTTCGCTATCTTTCACAGGTGGAACAGATATTGAAGCCCAAGCGACTAACGCAGTCTTGACAAAGACCAACGTTCGCGAGACCTATCAGACACTCGACGGCGAGGCTTACAAGACAGTCAATATCGAAGGAACCTTCCAGCTCGATATGCTCGCCGACTGGGGTAAGGCAAACTCAGTATGTGAGGCTCTTTGGGCTGCGGCAGAATCCGCGCCAGACACAACCATCACAGTCAGCCTAACTGCCGCCACAGGCGCAGTCTTCTCATTCCCAATCCTTCCAGAGTTCCCAACTGCTGGCGGATCAGGAATCGACGCACAGACAGTTTCATTCACCTTCAAAGTCGCAAAGGGTGAAGTAACAGAAACCTTCAGCTAAGAATAGGAATCGGGAGCTATGAAACTAAACATCAAAATTACATATACGAACGGCGAGGAAGTTACTTACGTTGCTGGCTTACCCGAATGGGCTAAGTGGGAACGAAAGACCGGTAAGTCGATTTATTCAATGAAGGATATTTCGGCGTATCAGCAAGCGGACTTCCTCGATCTGGCTTACTTCGCTTACAAGCGCGAAGCGGCTGGAAAGCCAACTAAGTCCCAAGAAATCTGGGAGTTATCAATCGATGAAATGACGATTGGAGATGAAAGCCCAAAAGTTTCGAAGCCGGAAGCGTAAATCGCCTTATCGTCGAAGTGGCGATAGCAACCGGAATTCCGATGAGCGAATGGACTGACATCAACCAAGTCTTGACGGCAATAGAAATACTGAAGGAGCGGAATGGTGGCAGATGACGCGATTGGCTATGACCGGCGCGAACTTAGGTCAGTCATTACCGCTTTCAAAGCGATGGACGCTGAAGCTGTTGATGCGGCTAAACGCGAGAGCTACGCGCTGGCTCAGTTCGCCGCCAACGAAGTCAAAGCCTACGGAATCACCCGAACCTTTGGACAGACCGTTGTCGATCGCATTACAAGTGGCGTTAGGGTTTCCAAGTCCTCGAAGGTTGGCGAGTTCTCTTATGGATTCGCGTCTCAACGTTTCTCTGGTGGAGGAACGACTAAAGACCTCTGGGCTGGTTACGAATTCGGATCTAATCGTTATGCTCAATTCCCAAGACGAACCCCTCGCAAAGGTCGAGGAAATTCTGGCTATTTCATCTATCCAGCACTTCGCAAAATTCAGCCTGAATTGATTCGCAAATGGGAAGAAGCATTTTCAAAGATTCTAAAGGAATGGGATAAATAATGGCAAGTGAAGTAATCGCGTTGTAAGACTTCGCTTCTTACGCGCTTGTAATACGCTGAGTTATATCTCTTGTGGCTCAATGCCAGCCCTTACGTTCCAAGTGTGCTAATGCTCGGCAAGCATCGCCGCCGTACCTATGAGAGAGATACTTCATATGCGCTTTTATCTGCTGTTTAGGACTTAGGTCTCTATACCAAGTAGAACGCATTTGTCCTAAACCATAATGTGATCCGTTACGAGCTTTAGGATTCCAACTACTCTCTTTACTAATCAACCAGTTATAGCACTCAAATTGCGACCAACTCATTTGATTGTACGCATATAGTTTCAGATTCATATCTGCTTTTGATGGGCTTGTATTTATTATTGTCATAACGGCAACTGCTAAGGTCAGAGATATCAATCGAAGACAATAGGCGCCCCTAGACACTACAGCGACGGGCTGCCTTCGGGCCCCGCCTTCGAGGGAGTGTATCTTATGTGTCAAGAGGACATACCTACCTAATTCGCCCTAAACCGGACATTTTGAGTGCTGTGATATTCGTCTCACCAAAAGCATATAATACAGTTCTGAACACTATCGGTTTGGCTTTCAATCCATCAGGTCGTTCAAAACTGAAGTTATAGATCAACGGCATAATTACACACTTACTAGCCCATAATCTATCCCACCATTTGCCTCGAGTAACTGGCAATAAAGCGATTCCTTGTTGATGAGCAATAAATCTATCCACCCAAGGCGTCGGATTACTATATGGTGGATTCATCCATATATTACCAACCCATTCCTGAGCTAATCCATCAACTGTCTTATCGAAATATCTTTTCGCTGGAACATTAGAACCGCCAATAGGCGAAGCAACGTCCAAATCAAACACAATTCCAAGCGAATCAAATAAGTGTTTAGGTGTGTAATGTTCATCGCTTGTACCTTTCGGAACGTTGTTGTATTTGACTGTCACCCCTCTAACTCCAATACTTTCCTGACATCTATCTCATTTGCTCCATTGAGGCCAATAATGGCATCTCTGAGCTTCTCTCGGCCGTCGCCGTGAAACTTAGTGGTCAGATAAGGCTCAGACTCGCTACCCTCTAACCAATCAACTATTTCCCCATTTGGATCAATAACCACATCATCAAGATAGTTGAACTTCTCTAATATCTTGTCAATCGACGAATCTCT